ATACCAAGTACAAACAGTTCATGCCCTACTCCACAGTTTATTACTGTTAAAGATGAAAAATTAATTGGTGCAGTAAACCAAAATCGCCCAAATTATTTATATGTTTCTGAGATTGAAGTAGAAGTATTTTTTAATACATCAGGAGTATATGATGTTTCAGGTGTAGGTAATGACAATACAGCACTTACAGGAATGATAGAAGATTATGGTCAAATTGTAGTCTTTTCAGAAAGTCATATATATTTAGCAGACACTTCTGGCCTTGTGACTAAGGTGCAACAAACAACTAGTAACGTTGGATGTGCAGATGGCTTTAGTATTGTTCGAGTACCAGAAAATGACATACTGCCTGGTGGTATTATGTTTGTATCTAATTTGTACGACGTTCGTGTTTTTAGCGGTAATATTGCTACAAATTTAGCTACTTCATTTGATAACTTGCGAACAAATAATTATTCTATTGCACTTAATAAAGATAGCTTTGCAAACCAGCTACGAGACAATGATTTACATGCCGCTTTTCACGATTATAAATATCACTTAATCGCAGAAACATTTATGTATGTGTACGACATCCGCATTGCTGGGTGGACAAAATATTTCATAAATACTACATCATATAGCCCAGAGTATTGGGTTTTTGGAAAACTTAGTGGTGACCTTTATATAGCGCAAAAAAACGCAGGTATAGTTGAAAAAATGTACAATGATACATCGTATAGAGGTGAGGAGCTTACAGCATTTTTTGAAACACCTGAAATAGCAGTAGACACAAACGATAAATATTTTTCACAGTTATATATCTACTATGATAAATCAGGTTCAAACACGCTTACATTAGATGCAACAATTAACAGCACCCAAAACAAGTCAGCAACAATAACGTATACTGGTGCATTTTATGCTGATGATTACTATAACGAAACTTATTATTTAACTACGGATGACGAAGAGGATTACAGCCTTGTACATATAGATCGCTATGGTAAATGGATGCGATTTAAGATTACGACGCAAACTCAGGCAAGTATAAAGGGTTGGAAGCTAGTTGGAAGGGCTATAAGTAATAAAGAGTTATGAGTAAATTACAAGAAGATATACATAAAATAATAGATAAGGCAGAAGCTATAATAGCAACTGGCGAGCCTGTAGTTATGCCTTTGACGCATCGTTTTACTAACGGCATGTATATTCGTGAAATATTTATGCCTGCAGGCACATTACTGACATCTAAAATACACAAAACAAATCACCCTTACGTAGTTACTAAAGGTAAATGTAAAGTTTTTGACGGCAATAAAATAGAACATATTGAAGGCCCACACACAGGAATAACAGAGCCTAATACAAGGCGACTACTATATATTGAAGAGGACACAACATGGCTTACTTTTCATGTAACAGATAAAACTAATGTCGATGAAATAGAAAAAGAAATTATACAAGACAGACAAAATAATTTTATGGATAAAGAATTATTAAATCAATTTAATAAAATAAATCGCCAAAGTAATAAATATATTAATAAAAATAAGGAGGAATTATTATGTCATGGGCAACAATAGGAGCAGCAGCAGCAGGAGCAGTAGTAACTGCATATTCGGCTTCAGAACAACAAAAATCAGCGCAGAAAGCTGCTGGACAACAAACAGCAGCGCAAGTTCAACTTAGTGAAAAACAATTAGCGCAACAAAAACAATTAGCTGAAAAACAGTTTGCACAAGAATTAGCAATATTAACTGGTACACAAGCAGGTCAAGAGGAAGCGTTAGGTAGAGCTCAAGAAAGAGAATCTTCTGGTATAGCTGGATTTTTAGCTGCTACAGAGGGAACACCTGATGAGGTATCACGCTTGCAACAAATTATAAGACAGCAGCAATTACCTGAGCAACAACAAGCATTGCGTCGTACTAAATTATCACAAACACAACAGGGCGTACGTGGTCCAGAGGCTGCAGTGTTACAACAAATGCAGGCACAAGAACTTGGTAAGCAATTAGGTTTAGAGGTAGAAAAAATAGGCTTACAAGAAGCTTTAAGAAGACAAAGGTCAAGAGAGCAGTTTTCTGGCGCACAAGCATTAGCTGCACAAGCTGCAACATTAAGACCAGTTCAAAAAGTTGATGAAACAAAAATACAAGAAACAATAGAGGCACAAAAAGGTAAGTTAGCAACAGAGGCCGAAAAAAAAGCTTTGCAAGGTTACTATTCAGTTGAAGGAACTTTAGGTAATAAAAATTTTAGTGGGGATTATTATTTAACTCCTGATGATGAAATACTTATAGATCAAATGAAGGAGATTGGTAAATATGGCCTCTAGAAATCAAGTAAACATACAGCCACCATCTATGCAGCCAAGTCGTGAACAAATTACAGCAGACTTTGTTGCAAGCGGACAACCTATTGAGGAGCCTGGACCAAATCCATTAGCACAAATTGCTGGCGGAATATCTGAAGCCGGTATGGGAATACTAAAAGGTGTTGGGGATTTTATTAATACACAAAAAGAGACTCCTGAAGGTAGATATTTATTAACTAACATGTTAGCTGGTATTACAGTTGGGTTAGGAGCTGATCCACAGGTAGGTGCTAACCTAGTACAAGCAGGGCAAAGACAGTATGCAGTAGGTTTAAAAGAACAGCAGCAAGGCAATTTATTACAGCAAAAAGCAGCATTGGAAGCAGAAAAAGCAGCAGCAGATACAGAGCAAAAACAACTAGAGCGTGATCAAAAATTGTTAGACGAGCAACGTAAAAGACAGGAAGAAATTGAAGACACATTATACTTAGATCGTATGAAAAAAGAGCAAGATCCTGAACGAGCTCGTTTTAATGCAAGAACAGAGGCTTCTCATAAAATTTTGAGTAAATTTGAGACTCAAAAAAATCCATACTACAAAGATACAGTAAAGTTTTATAAAGATACTAATGTTCCATATTTATTTAAGTCTGATAAATTTAAGCAGATTGAACAAGCGCAAAGAGATTTTATAAATGCAGCCTTAAGACGAGAGTCAGGTGCGGCAATTGCAGAATCTGAATTTGAAAATGCACGCCTACAATACTTTCCACAGCCAGGCGATACTGCAGAAGTTGTAAAGCAAAAGCAAAAAAATAGAGAAATGCAATTTGCAAAAATAGAAGAACTAAAAAAGCGTGATCCATTAGGAATTTTATAATGAACTATATTGAGTTTTCACAAAGTATAAAAAATAAATATCCGCAATATAAAGATATTGACGATCTAGAGTTAGCAAATAAAATGATTGCTAAATATCCAGAATACTCAGAACAAGTAACGTTTGATGAAAAAATAACAGCACCTAAACAAGTAACACAACAGCAAAGTAGATTAGCTGGTGCAATGCAGGCCATAAAAGGTTTTGGAGGCCCAGAATCGTTTTTAGGGCCAGAAGAGTTAGCAGGTACACTAAGAGAAGCTGTTTCTGGGATTGCTAAAGTTGCACCTTATGCAGCGTTACCTTTTACTGGAATAGGTTTAGCTGGGCAAGCTGGAATTACTGGGATTAGTCGAGTTGTAGAAGGTCTAGCTGAAGAAGAAAGATTACCAGAAGCATTAAAGGCAGGAGCTATAGCGGCAGGAACTGAATCAGCTATTAGTAGAGCTGTTAAATTAGCAAAACCTTTGGCGGCACCAGTTAAAAAACTTACTAAAGAAGCTACTGCATATGCAGGTAATATTTTAAGCTCTGTACCTAGAGAAAGCATAGAGAAAGCTTTGGATAATCCTAAAATTTTAAAAACGAAAGACACTTTCACTAATTTAGGAAATAAAGCTAAAGAAGGTTTGCAAAAGTTATTAGATGAAAACAGTGCAAGAAAAAAACAAGAAACAAGAATTTTAAAAAAGTCAGATAAAGAGCTGGATTTAGGATCTTTTGTTAATAGACAAAAAAAGCTTATTGAAGCAAAAGCAGGTAAGCAGAATATTTATACTGAGCAAGAGAAAGTTGATATTAAAGATATTTTAGACAGAGTAAAAGGTGAACGCAACCCTGTTGGGCTAAGACAAATTATGGATGAAATTGACTCTACACGTGGTTTATATCGAGATCCAATGACAAGAGCTCAAAGAACAGGTAAAGGTGACACTAAATTAAAAGAAATTAGTAGAAAAATAAGATCACGTTTAAAAACAGATATATCAGGAATAGCTGATATAAGAGAGCAATCAAAAGAAGTTATCGAACTTAAAGAAATACTTGGTAAAAAACTAGCAAAAACAAAAGATGCTGGTAAATTACTTACAAGAAAACAAGACGCTGTTACTACAGAAGCGCTCGAAAAATTAAATGATTTATTGCCTGAAAAAGATAAATTTTTAGATCGTGCACAAAACGTAAGAATTAAAGAGCAATTTAGCGAAGTGTTCCCAGGTAGAGGTGGAGGAACAGGTAATGTTGAAGGAATAGCTAATTTGTTACGTGTAGGACTAGGAGTAACAACTGGTGGAGCAACACTGCCTTTAACTAGTCCTGTAATACAAAGAACAGCTATAAGCGCATTACCTGGTGTAACAACTGCCTTAGAAACAGTGGCAAGACCATTACCAAAAGTTGCAGCACAAGCAGTTACACCAATACAACGACAAGAATCAGGATCTTTGCGACCACAATCTTTAGAAGAGATTAAACAAGAAAGGAAAATAAAATAATATGGGAGTACCAACAGCTGGCGACTTTAATAAATGGGATGGAACTAAATTTACAAATACTGACTGGGATGACAATGTAGACAAAACTGTCGAAATATTAGCAAACGGAAACTACGATTTAAATGTAAATCAAGTAACGGCTTCAAATTATGTAGGTATACCGTCTGATCAATTTAGCACAATAACAGCAGGTGAAAATTTAAGTGCAGGTGATGTACTAAGAATAAGCAGTGGACAAGCATTTAAGGCCGACAACACTACAGAGGCTGGGGTTACTGCAATTGTTGGTGTTTGTAATACCACCGTATCTAGTGGCGGAACAGTAAAAATTGATTATGGTTTTTATAATGGCTTTTCGTCGTTAACTGCAGGTACACTTTACTATTTAGGTACCAGCGGAGGAATTACATCTACTAAACCAAGTACCTATATTGTCGAATTAGGCGTTGCTGTTTCAACTACTCGAATTAATTTTGATATTGTAAGTCCACGATTTACTATACTAGATCGAAGAACATATTTTTCGACTGGAACTGGTTTTGATTCAAATAGTTTATGGATTGATGTAACCCCAGAAAGAGTTGGGGTTTCAAGTCCAACATTGTGGCCCGCATCAAAAATAACAAGTGGTGAATTTGTAGCTTATTTAATGATTGAAATAAATGGTGGTGGTAGCAGCGGAGATGGTTACGAGCTCCAAATAATTGATGACACAGGAACTACAATATGGCAATCAAATGGTATATCTATAAGTAATCCAGGCACTACTACAATAAGAACAGATAACTGGAGACTCGATACAGGAAACTCAACTAATTTAAATATCGGAAGCACCCCATTATACGGAATAACGACTAGCAGTAGCTCAACTACAACTCGATGGACACTACAAGCTAAAAGAACTAGTGGAAGTTCAACTTCCGGAACTTATACAGTGCGTTCAGTACAATTTTATCTCAAGGAATATTAAATGATTAAAACTTATACAAAAAACGACATATTAGCTAATAAATATACAAATGTATCTGACATAAACGACATTTTAGAGCCATATATAAAATATTATGTAGATCAAAATGATCAGCAAATTGACAATCAAAATTATGATGAGACTTCTGCAGATAACTTTTTGTTAGAGCTTAAAAAACAAGCCCCATATCAAGAAAAAATTGATAAAACTCATAATAATTACGATTATTTTTACGCAAGATTAAACGCAGATGATGGGTACTTGTCATTAGGTGAGCAGCTAGATTTGCAATACTGGGATTTAGTTAATAGTACAACTGCATGGAAAGATCATATTGCAGACGTTAAAAATAGATATCCTAAATTGATAGCATAATGGAACTAATACCAATATTTAATGCCCTTGTTGCTAATGAAATGTCAATGAATGTACTATATTATCCTATATTGATTGCAAGCATTATTTATTTTTCAAGTAAATTTTTCGTTAGAATTGATAAGTATAATCTAAAAATACTGGAGTTAAATAATAAATTGACCAATTTAGAAAACAAAACAACCGTAAGAGTTATTCGTGTTGAGTCACAAGTAGAAAAAATCGAAGCATTAGTTAAAGAAGTTGCTTCAACAGTAAATAATCAACACAAACTAATAAATGTTGCGCTCGAAAATATTCGTGCGGAGTACAAAGAAATTAACACACGATTAAGCCATATTGAGGGCCGTTCACAATAAATCGTTACTATTTAACAAATCTACGAGATCATTGGCTGTTCCGTAACCAATAACACAGCCAAAATCTTGTGCATTATGTATAAAGTTAGATTGTAATTGTGTTGGCTTTTTATTGTATTTTTTTACTTCAAATCCAAAAAATCTTCCGTCGTGAGTGTAGCCAATAATATCTGAAGAGCCTTTATGCCCGTAGCGAACTACACGTGGCCCACGATTAGATTCGTACTTAGTCATGCCCGTATTGTTACGCCAAGCATTTACTTTACATGTGTTAAGTAATGCCATGCATCGTTGAAGTTGTTGAGCTTCCGATAAATGTTTATTTAGTTCATCATTAATTTTCATTTTATGTGCTTGTCTACAATCTTTTTAACTTCAAAAGGGTTGTTTACATGCTTAATACTTACCTCATAGCCGTCGCTTCCTGCTGTGTTTAATAAAATAGTTCCCGATTGAAAAAATAACTTTTCAAAAAAACTTTGTGTAATCTGAGAGTCTGTAATTTTACTATGAGGAATATCTTTAATGCTTTTATTTAATAGCCCTGACAAAATTGAAATTTTTTTATCTGTTATTACATATCTTTCAGATATTAGCTGTAAATAGGAAAGCCATAAAACAAAAGCAATAATGCCAAAGGTAATTAATCCCGCTTCAGGGCTTCTT